AGTAGGGTTTATAATCTCTGCCTTGATTAGCTACATGTTTCTTATGCTGAGTTACCAGTTTTTTTTCTATGTCTTTAGTTAATAGTTTCATTGGTTATCCTTATCAATGGTTAGTGATTAATGGTATTAGTCAGTTTATAGACTTGACTAGGTCTTAGGATTATTTCTTTAGCATTTCAGCTAGAAGAGTATCTCCTTTGTTACTGGTTTCTCGGTAAGGATAGACCATAAAACCACCTTTGGTAGGTTTCATAGATACTAGCTTTTTAGCTTTGGCTTCTTCCCAGAATGCCACAATATCTTTGACTCCCAAAGCTCTTCTGACTGAGTCATTGAATCCAGAGTATGAACTATGGAATCCAGTAGTAACAATAGTCTTAGCTTTTCCAGTCTTTCGATCTTTGACCTCTCTCTTTAGACCAACCTTCCCATTCTTGGGATTGAACATCCAAGATAGCATCTCAGAAACAGTAGTAATTTTCTTAGTCATAAATGACTCCTTTCTTAGTCCCAGATTTTTTTTCTCCGAAGATCGGGACAAATCGCCGAAGATGGTATTCATCCCCCACCCCAAGATTCTAGGAGTCAAGAGCAGAAGAGACCGAAGGGAACGTCTCTTGACTCAGAGAATCTGGGGTGGATAATTAGAATCTTTGGGGTCTTAATGATTCCCAAGATAGAGAGAGTTTTGAATGATCTTTCTTTAAGAGAGAGGGATTTCTGGGACAAATGTTCTTTTTTTTCCTCACTCTCTAAGAGAATCTTTGATTCTCCCAGAGAGTGTTTTTCTGAGATTTCTATACCCTTTAGGGTATAGGATTGGATTTCTCCCATTTCCATTCCAGTCAGTCTCATCCAGATAGCTATCAGTCTACTTATATATAGAGTATACTCTTATATATATACTAGGAGTTAGAGAGTATGAGTATAAATATGAAAGACTTACCTCTAGGTAAGAGAAAAACTTATCGGAAACAAGATAAGTTTTTAAAAGTCTATAAAGAGACTAGGAGTAGGAGCGTATCAGCTAGCTATGCAGGAGTATCTCAGTCAAGTATTACTAAGTGGATAAGAGAAGACTACTTAGAGTTCAAGGAGAGATACGATGAAGCAGATACAGCGTTCTGTGAGGGACTAGAGCAATTAGCACTCGAGAGAGTTAAGATGCAGGACAGTAAGAGTAATCCTGTGCTACTGATAACACTATTGAATGCGAATCTTCCAAGCAAGTATAGGCCAGCAGCAGTAATGACAGACGATACAGCTAAAGATGTACTGAGTCAGCTAAGGAAACTAGCTAAGGAGACTCCTCCGAGTAAGAAAGAGGAGGAGAAAGAAGAGTCAGCATTAGAGCAAGTAGATAAGATACTAAAGAGTAAGGTAGATGAGTAGAGGGGGTATGGCTTGAGATGTGTATTATAGGGTATGGTATCCCTATGACTGATTAATATATATAAAAGGAGTGGTATATATATGAATATATGGGAAGGTATGAGTAAGTTTATGGGGAAGGTACGGCCCCAGATCATGGTTTCAATCGTGATTCTTGGTACTATTGCCTATTATGGAATTGATAAAGAAATGGTTGAAATAACTGTTGGATGTATAGCAGGTATAATAGCTTTAGCTAAAGACGTACTGCAATCGGATGCTGATTAAATCTAAAGGGAGGAAGTAATGCCAAGTGGAAAAGGAACGTACGGATCAAAAAGAGGAAGACCTCCTAAGAAGAAGAAGAAAACTTCTAGAAGTATGACTCGTAGAGGGTATTAGTGGACAAGGTATCCGAAAAACTTTATGAGTTAGTAGGATTTGATCCAACGGAATTACAAGTAAAGATATTAGATACTGACAAAAGATTTGTTTTAGTTGCTGGTGGAGAGCAAGCAGGTAAATCAATGGTAGCATCTAAGTTTTTATTGGCACGCTTTATGCGTGACCCTAGCCCCGGTCTTTATTGGTTAGTTGCTGCTGACTATGAACGTACTCGTGCTGAGTTTGAATACTTAGCAGAGGATTTTAGTAAGATAGGAATATTATCTGAAGTAACTAAACGTGTAGACCCCGGTAGGATTGTACTGGCAGATGGCACAAGAATTGAAACTAAATCAGCAAAAGACCCACGAACACTAGCTATGCGTGCACCTAATGGTATTGTTGGGTGCGAAGCGTCACAGCTTGACTTAGAAACTTTTTATAGATTACGTGGAAGGTGTGCACCAAAGAAAGGATGGTTGTTCCTAGGAGGAACATTTGAAAGTTCTTTAGGTTGGTATCCACAAACTTTTACAGCTTGGGAATCAGGAGTGGGTGAAGAACAAAGTTTTTCACTTCCAAGTTATTCTAATCATCATCTCTATCCTGAAGGGCGTGATGATCCAGAAATTAAAAGATTGGAGGCCGTAGCTAGTGATGACTTTTTTATGGAGAGAATTGAAGGACTCCCTGTCCCTCCTAGAGGACTGGTGTTTTCCGAGTTTCGGGCATCGATCCATGCTGGTGAAGTGGATTACATCCCCGGTGAGCCTGTTCATGTCTGGATTGATCCCGGTTATGCTGGTGGTTATGCTCTTGAAGCGGTTCAAATAATAAATGATGAGATAAGAATCTTTGATGAAGTGTACGAAATAGGTTTAGTTACAGAAGAAATAATAGATATAACTATTAGTAAACCTTGGTGGAAAGATGTGCAATATGGAGTTATAGACATTGCAGGGTATCAGCATCAAGCTATGCCAGCTCCTGCAGAAATCTGGATGAAGAAAACCGGATTATATATGAGTTCTGAGAAGGTTCAGATCAATGATGGAACAGAAAGATTAAAGAGTTTCTTGAAAGTTGACCCCATTACAGGGTATCCTAGATTAACTATTGATCGTTCTTGTCAAGGAATACTGTCAGAGTTCGGTGCTGTTCCGAATCCATTTGATGGACAGACACGAGCATACACTTGGAAGATGGATAAAAGTGGAGCTATAGTAGGACAGACTCCTCAAGATAAGTACAATCATGGTGTAAAAGCTGTAATATATGGTCTTGTAAATCAGTTTGGTTATGGATACGTAGCCAATCGGAATAAAATTATGGTGCGACATTGGTAGCTCGAACAGCAGAAGAAATAACAAGATTAGTAGATGATCATTATGATGCAACCTATCCCTTTAGAGATAGGATGCAAAATGATTACGATCTATATAGACTGAATCCTTATGACGCAGGAGATGGATATGAGTCCTATACTTCTAATGAACCAAGAACATATGCAGATAAAATTGTTTCTTGGTTAGCTGGAGCAGAACTTAGTATTCGTATTCCGAATATTGAAGAAGCTAGAGAACAAAGAGAAATGAATGATGCCAAAGAAAAGTTTCTTATTGGCGTACTTACTGGTGCAGACGAAAGACTTAGAAGAAGATTGCAACCATCTCTTAGAGAATCTCTTGCATGGTATATAGCACTTCGTGGGTGGTATTCAGGTAGAGCATTACTGCATAAAGACTCTGAAGATAAAACTCAAATAGATATTAAACCTTGGGATATAATGCATACTTACTGGGGAGAAGGGGAAGAAGGTTTATCTTGGGCTTGTTATAAAATTCAAAAGACAAAAGGTGAAATTTTACAGCAATATGGTATTGAATTACATACTGCAGATGACGAATTACCTACAGATATATATGATTTCTATGATGAAGAACATAATATAGTAACTACTGGTACTACTATTCTTAAATCAGCTACACCTCATAATGCAGGTAGAGTGCCTGTGTTTATAGGAATGGTAGGGCCACAACCTCTTATTCAAAACTTAGATAACAAAACAAGAACAGATACTATTGCTGACTACGGAGAAAGTGTTTATTCAGCTAACCGAGGTAATTATGAGAATCATAATTTTATAATGTCGGTTATGATGGAGATGGTAGCACGATCTAGGAAGCAAGGTATTAAGATTATTTCTAGAGATGGACAAAAAACTCTAGATGAAGACCCATATAAAGCCGGAGCAGAAGTTGCATTGGGGCAAGGGGAAGATATACAGCCGTTAGGACTAATGGAAGTAGCCAGAGAAACTGGTGCATTCATGGGATTAGTAGCTGGTGAACTGCAACGTGGTGCTATACCACACTCTGTATATGGCGATTTGCAATTTCAATTGTCGGGATTTGCAATTAATACTTTAAGACAAGGTATAGATACTATACTTTCCCCAAGAATTACTGCAATGGAAGATGCATACAAACAGATCACATTACTTATATGTGACCAATATGGTACAGGTATGTACGATCCAATTAGTGTTTCTGGTAGAGATAAAAACAGGATGTACTTTAGTGAAACAATAGCTCCTGATTCTATATTTCAAGCTGGTATGCCTGAAATAAAAATAGTTAGTCAACTACCAGAAGACGATATGTCTCGAATGTCTATGGCACAAATGGCACGAGATGGTCAAACCCCATTACTTTCTGATAATTATGTTCGAGATAAAATTCTTGGACTACAAGATGCAGACTCAATTGAGGATGCAATTAAAGAACAAATGGCTGAAAGAGTATTGCCCGAAGCATCATTGTGGACATTACTAGCAGCTACTGAAAATAGAGGAAGGCCCGACCTTGCACAATTCTATTATGGAGAACTTATGCATTTGTTACAACAAAAACAAATGATGAGAATGCAAAGTATGAATCCGGGCCCATCTTCAAATGGTATCACTCCAGAACCGGGAGGGGGTGGGCCCCCTACAGCTAACCCACAGGTAATGCCTAATGCAATGATGGGAGTGCCACCGCCTGCACCTACACCTCAAGCTGGTGCTAATGTACCTCCGGGTACACCTAGACCGGGTGCACAAGATGATGATGAAGTCTTACGAAGAATGGGATTATTAGGGCCAAGGGGTGAATAATGGCAAATTGGGAAGTATATTCATCTAGAAACGGAAATATATATAACACATCTTTTTCTTCTGGAAGCTACTTACAACAAGTTGAAAATATGGTTGTTGATTACGATACTATTGCTTCAGATACATTAATGAGTGAAAGTATAGATCACTATAATACTAGTATGTCTGATAAAATAAACGCTGCTTCTTCTGCAGGATATTTTTCTATGGGATTAAATACTGCTCCTGACAAACAAAGATTAGGTATAGCTTTAAATACTTTCAATAAAATAGGTGATGCAGTAAATAAAATTGTAGATACAAGTGCTATAGGTTTAGATGCACAAGGTGGATTATTACCACCTAATCAAATAGCTGAAAGTTATTTTAGTAGAAGTTCTGCTCCAGTACGTGACCCTAAACAATATACATTAACAGATGAACAATTAAAATCTGTAAGTCCAACTAGTGCATCCGGAGATACGTTTAGAGATGTAGAAGATGAAGATATATATAAAAGAGATTTAGGATATAAAATTTTACAATGGAATGATCCTGAAACTGGAACAGTATATAAATTTCGAAACTGGGATGACGGAAGACCTGTATCTAAAAATGATTTCTTAGATAAATCCGGATATGATAAATGGCTTAGTCATATTGCTAAAGACACAAGAAAGTTTAAAGAAAAAAAATTTGAACGTGATACTCTTGATCCTACAACAGCTCGTACATCTGATCCATTTGGTAATTTACCATGGCAAACTGTGTATCAGGGAGTTGTAGATGATGCAGGTATAGGAAGTCCGGGTGCATATAATTATGCATTACAGCAAGGAATATCTGGTATACCAGAATTAAGAACAGCTCAAACTCAATTTTTAATTCAAGATAAATATGAAGCTCTTCATAACGACCCAGATATGCTCGGTACAGATTATGGTAGAGCATTATTACAATCTAATCAGGAAGATGTAGATGGGCTTATTGATACTAGTAGTAGAGCTGGTAGAAATCCTTATTATGATTTCTTACAAGAATATAATCCATTGAAAGGTAATGAATTAATGAAAGCAGTTAATGATATTACTGATGTAGTTAGTTCATATAAAACTGTAATACAAAGTGGAGAAGAAATACCAACTAGTGACTATTATGATGCTAGTAAGGATTGGCAACAACAAACTGATAGTCAAAGACAAGCCTTATCTTGGACTACTAAATTTAAGACTGGAGAAAATGCAGAACAGTATCAAAAACAATTAGTAGCCTTGCCTATAATACAGAATACTCCTAATGTTCGTAGAGGTGAAATAGTACAAGTATTAAATAAGTTGTATAATAACTGGCAAACACAACCTAATAGGCCTACTGATGAAAGTTGGTTAGAGTTTGCAAGAAGTAAAAATTATTGGGGTTTAGCTCCTAGTTATGCCCCCTCTGTTACTCCTGATTGGCAGAGTAGTTATTAATTAAAGGAGTTTTATTATGGCACATATACCCGGACATATAGGTACTGGAGCAGAAAACTTATTAAGTGGCTATGATCCTGCTTCTTTAGCAACTATGGGGACTACTTATAATCAATATATTAGAAGTCAACTAGGAGCTAATCCATTAGCATATGCAGCTGCAGGCCGATTTGCTCCCTTTGCACAATTACAATATTTAGGGCAACCAGCTATGACAGGTACTTTAGGACTAGCTGGAGCTGATGTAGCTAATCCATTTGGTCAATTTTTACAAACTTATAATCCTTATTCTGGTATGGAGTTTGCCAACTTAGCTAATCAAGTAAGAGGAGCATTAAGTGGAACAGCAGATATGGCTGATCCAGCTCAACAATTACTTAGACAAAGATTTGGAACTGGAGATGAAGCTGAACAAAGACAATATTCATTAGCTGCTGCTCCAATATTACAAAGTATAGCTCCTGCATTAAGAGGAGAAGTAGGTAATGTATTAAGTAATATATATGAAGATTACATAGTAGCAGGGCCAGAAGGCAGACCTTCATTCTTAGATTTTGCTGCAACAGGCGGAGAGGGAATGGGGCCAAGTTTATGGAACAGATTTAATGTTAGTGGTACAGGTGGTACACCTACAACAGGAAGTTACTTTGGTAGTGCTACATAATGACAATGCAAAATGATAGTCCATGGTCTAGTTGGATGGATAATCCATACATGGCAATATTAGAAGAATCTCCCGGTGCAGCATATTTTAGTTATGCTGACCAATGGAGTTCTCCTGCACAACAACAGTATTATCAAAATCAATTTCAAAACGTATACAACCAATACTTAGGTACACTAGGTACAGCTTTAAGGTCAGGTGCATCTGGGACTGAAGGTGCTCCATCTATATCTGATATAGGACAAATGGGATTTACTGATTACTTAGGTGGTATGGATTGGACAGATAGATATACATCACTACCTCCAACAATGCGAGGAGACTACACTTCTTCATATAATCCAAGAACTAGACAAATATATTTCTAGGAGGAAGATATGGTACAACCTGCTCCAAGAGCCACTATAGGTACTGGGTTTGGTCTTGGGTATCAATTTGCGAAACAACTAATAGAGTCAGATAGTTGGTTACGTTCTCAAGCAATTCCATCAACTACTTCTTTTATGGCACAAATGGGCAGAAAATTTGGAGATGGTCATATAGGTCGTATTGATGAAGCTAATGATCCTGTAGGTTACAGTATAGATGACATTAACGAATATGCTAAGAGAGGTGAATCTTTTGACTTGAATATAGAGCCTGTAGAATATGCTAATCGACTTACAGAACAATACCTTAATTTAGATAAATGGGGTAGTGTATTTGGTGATTCTATAGAAATAAAAAATAATCCTATATCACAAATATATGAGTATCCTAGTTCATGGGAAAATAGTAATAATCCTAAAAAATATAATGCATGGATACAAAACGAACAATTAATAAAAGAAGCTAGAGAAAATGAATTACAAGTTCTTGAGGAAATTCCAGCTATAGGAAAGGATTCATATCAAAGTAGAATATATGGAACACAAGAACTAGTAGCGACTAGAGATACTATTGGCCCTGTTAATGCACAAGAATATTTAAATACTGTTGATAATACTACATTAGATATAACAGGATTAAATTTTAAAGATATCAAAGGGTTAGATAAGAAAGACCATTCAGTACATTGGAGTCAAGATAATTGGAAAGATATTATATATAATCTTGCAAGTGGTTCAAGTAAAATGATGGCTGCAATACCACTCACTCCAATAGATCCAGTAGCGTTAGTAGAAACACTAAAGGAAAATTATAAAAGAGCACAAGAAGAAATAAATACAGCTGAGCAAGCACATAAGTCTGGTTTTTTTGCACCACCAGATTCTTTAACTAGAACAAAAGAAGGTTATAATCCTGTAGTAGATTTTGTTAAATCACTTGCAGAAAATGCAGTACAAAGTAAAAACCCAATGAATATCCTTGAAGGTGCGGGAGAATTTTTTGACGAAGGTCTAGCACAAATAGGAAGACCTCTACAACAAAGAATTTATATGGATCAGCCTCGTAAATCAATGTTTGGTGATGATATTGGTATAGAAGATATTCCAACTATGGCGAAAAATCCTAATATGGCTGTTGGAGCATTAGCACTTAGTTTGTTTCGTGACAACAAATCTCTACTTTATTATGATGCTATTGTAAAAGATCAAAAAGAAAAGGGTACTTATAAAAAAGGTTGGGTTGCAGAAGATAATAGATTAGATCAAGCAGCACAAATGGCTATAGATAATGGAGATATTCCTTGGCCTAAACAAATAGGAGCTGAAGTATTAACTGATCCTATTGAATTAATACCCACTATTGGTATATATGGTGGTATAACTAAAGGTGCAATAAGAGGTGGAAGGACAACTGTTAAAGCATTAAGGCCTAGAGCTATAACATTTGATGCATTAAAAAATGAATTACGTTTACCTAAGATAAATACTTTAGGACTTAGTAAACCTAATATATCTTTTAAATCATTACTTAATACAGATATAAATACTAAGATTGAAATGAAACGTATGATACCTACGTTAAAAAATATTTTTACACGTAATCCTACAATAGATAAAAATTTAATATCTGAACCAAGAGTTAATTTACAAAATATTTTAGAAAATAATTTAGGTCTTGCTCACGAAGAATCAGATGCACTTATAAATCTTACAGGTAATGCTGCATTAAGAGCAGGAAAAAGTCCAGCAGATGTATTTTCTAAAACTAATCATGAAATATTTGAAGGCAAATCTTTTAATTATGTAAATGATTTATTTATTCCAGATAATACATTATATAAATTTGGAAATGAATCTATTGAAACTACTACACGTAATTCTAATTTATTAATTGAAAAAGGTCATCCTGTATTCCAATCTAATTTATCTGTGGCTTTTGATTTAATTGATGAAGTAGATCAAATTAATCGTATACGTGTAGATAAAAATGCAATTAATATTAAAGAGGGTGGATTAAATCTTATAGGTAGAAACGGATTATTTACATCTGAAGGTGTAAGGAAATCAAAAGAATTTGAAAGAATAGGATTAACCTTATCTAATGATGAATTAGCTTCTACAGGAATAATAAGATGGCTTGAAGATAAATTAGCACAAGGTACAAGAACTGTAAGTTTAGATGAATTACGTAGATATGAAGAAGATAGTAGAGGAATACTTATTGCTAATAATGCTCCTGATTTATATGGAGGACTTGGTATCTATTCTTATGCTACAACTCCTGGCCTAGTTGTAGCAAATGAAGTTACAACACTTCAATTCATAACTAGAAATATAGTAGAACTATCAGATGACTTAGGATATTTTCTTAAAGAAGAAAGTGAGCATTATAAAGATATTAGAGATAACAGAGTTGTTGTTTCTAATTTATCTAATCTTTTACCAAACTCAAAAGGATTAAATTGGAAATCTATTTTTAAAGCTAACGAAAATATAGCTATTCATGAACGAGGTAATATAAGATGGTTTCTTGATCTTGAAGATGGCCTAATTAAATTAGGAAGTATGACTGATGAATTTCAATCTGATTATTTTTCTAAACTTAATAGAGGTGGTAGAGCTCATTCATTTACTAATTTGTGGAAATCTTTAACTACTGGTTTGGACTCAGAACTTGTACCATGGAGACTCTCACAGGGCACTAGGCCCAGTTATGCTAGGGAAATATCTGAAACTGCACAAAAAGCTATATATAATATACCTGAGCAAATAAGTAAACGAACTAATGAAAATTCTGTTTGGGCATCTAAACATAGTGTTGATGAATTTAAAAATCAATTTCCTAATGATCCAAGATTAGAAGCTATAACAAGAGGAAACGGATACACAGGTCGTAAACGATTTGTTCATATGACTCCTTTTAATAAAACAATATCAATTGCAGGATATAAAACCGAAAGATATATTGTTGCTGGGTTAGATGAAATAGGAGAAACATTTGTAGATTTAACTTTCAATGATGCTATAAAACCTTTTCAAAGATTATTTACAGAAGATAATGAATTATTAAATTTAATAAAAACAAAAGAAACTAGAAATATAATTAATGAAAAAGTATTTAGTATTAATCCAGAACAATTTGTTAAATTAGTTTTTAGAGATACTAGTATTTTTGACACAAGTACTGGGAAAGCACCTATAGAAGTTAATCTTAAAACTGTAATAAATAATAATGTTATTGAAGAATTTAATAGAATATTTAATGCTATAAAACAACAAACAAATACTGAACTTTTATATGTACATATAAAACATTTAGTTCAAGATACTCATCCAATAGTTGAACTTGATATTGGCACAAACATTCCTTCTAAATATTTTAAAGGTAAACCTAAAATTGTTTCTGATTCAGAACAAATAATAAATTTCATACCAAGCAGTATGTTTCCTTGGTCACCAACTAATATATCTAAAGGAACTAACTTATCTTTTAGAAAATTATTAGATAAATTTGAGTATATGGTTAAAGATGAAATGTTTACTGAAGTCTTAGGTAAGACAGATAATTATCCTAAGTCTAGTAATTTTGAAGAAGCTGAATTTATTTCAGAAAGTTATACAAAAGTTACAGATGAACCTACAAAAACATCATATGACCCACAGTTTATAATTTTTTCTAAAGCACAAATTAGAGATGGTTTAGCTCCTATACGAATTAAAAAATTTCCAGAAGGTTGGTCTATTACAGAAAATACTTTTACTCCAGAAAAACTTGCTAAAAAAGACCCTGCCTTTACTTATAGAGATGAAGAAAAAGATGCTATAGACGATGCTTTTATATTTTTAAATAGTCATAGAAATGATACTGAACCTCTTTATATGATTGATTCTATGTTTGCTGAAAAACATTTCAATATAATGGCAGGATATATTTTACAAAAAGCATCTTTACAACGTAATCCATTTCATATTATTAATACTTCTGAAGTTTTAAAACACAGATATTATGATGTTACAACTCCATATTCTTTATATGGAGAAAATGGAAAAATTATGAAAGCATTTCTTGACCATGCTAAAGGTATGTTAGGTCAAGTTGGATATAAGGTTCAAAATAAAAGTTTAAAACCTTTAATTAAAAAAGTTAAAATGCTGACACCAGAAAATCCATCTCAATACGCTGAAGATGCTTCCAGCTATTATGATACAAGTGTTACTCCTTTTAAACGTATAGATAAAGCAGATACAGAATTAGACAGATTTGGTGAATATACTGATAAACAATTAGCTGAATTTGATAAAAATCCTAATATTAGAAAAGGTATAGGAGCAGAAGAATATACTAATAACTTTATGCCTGATGTAAAAATAGCTTTATGGGATATTGTAGGTAACGAAAAATTAACTAAAGTTTTAAGTCAGTTTGAATTTGGAGATGAGAGTAATCGTCTTGGTGAAGAATTTTTAAATAAGTTATCACAGTTAGATGCTCAAATGGAGCCAATAATACAAGACCCCAATTTACGTGTTAAGTATCCTGAAATTGTAGAAGAATCTGATAAAATATCTTCTATTGAAAAATATTTTGATAATATAATACAACAACTATCTGGTGTAGCAAAAGATGCAGATGGTAATCCTATTATAAATCAAACCTTTACAATAAAAGAAGCTATTGAACATTTTGGAATACCAACTCAAATTACTAAATCGTTTTCTCCAGCGAAATTTGTAGCAAATAAGGCTGAGACCGGTAATCTAGGAAATACTTTTTCTAATAATAGTGTTGATGATTTAATTACTTATATAGCTGAGAAAAGTTTAGAAATTATAGACCCAACTAATGCAAAAGATATTACAGGGTACAATCGACTAACCCTTAAACCTAGAGAATTAGAAGGTATGCCCGGATTTGAAGTACCGGGTATAGATTTAAATGCAAATGTAGAAAACTTATTTGGAGTAGCTACAGATTTAAATGGCAAGCCTTTAGAAAATGCACCAAAAACTCTTGGGGAAATTTATCGTCATAATCAAATTAGATTATATAAAGCTAGACCTGAAACAAATACAAATGGAAATATATTAGGCTATACAGATTTTTCTAAAGATGGCGAAACTATTATTAAAATATTAAGAGCAGGTGATTTTAATACTGTAGTACATGAATATGGACATGTTATTAGAAGAACTTTATTAAATGAACGGGACTTAGAAACTATTGGTCGCACTATAATGGGTGACAATAATTGGGATGCTTTACCTAATAAAAATGTATGGACAGTAGAAGCAGAAGAAATGTTTGCTAATCAACTTGAAATATATATTAGAACTGGTCAAGCTAAACGAGGATTAGCTCGTATCTTTGATAGAATCATTGATTACTTAAAAACTTTCTATCGCAGTATACGTAATACTACTGTAGAAAAAGAATTAAATCCTGAACTTAAAAAATTCTTTGATGAGTTTATAGATATTGGTAGACCTACTAGAGAAAAAATTATAGCTAGTTTACCTACACATGAACAAGCAGACGTATTAAAATTCTTTGGATATGATGGGGGATCAATCCCTACTCCTATATTACCTAGTGCAATTAAAGGAGTAGCTTTACATGATCAAGCTAGATATGCAGAACAACAAGCAGAAACTATTTTATTCAAAACAGAAGATGATCATTTTACTGGATTAAGAAACAGTATGAAATCTCAAGAACAAGCTATTAATGAATTACCTTGGGATCAATATAAACAATGGGAAGTAGAAAATTTAGATGAAACAGAAATAGGGTTAGAACAATTACCTGACCTACAGGATATGGAACAAATTATTAATGCTAACTTTATTGTAGATAGTTGGGAAGTTCTAGCAAGAACTCCGGTTATTAAAGAATTAACAAACTTATTTAATCCTAGTGCTGGAGCACGTAATCCATTATTTAAATCTATTGTTTCTCTATTTAGAATGAAAGAACAATCTAAAAGTTTAACTACTAATGCTATATCACGATTAGACAGATTAGGTTCTTCTCAAAAAGTATTTGGTAAATTTGATGATACAGGTCGTATAGCAGATGGGCCATTAAAAGGATTTAATGTAAACGATATACGTTCAAGACCTTTAGACCCTAGATGGAGAAATTTATTAACAGATAATCAAAGAGTTTGGATACGTACTGCTGAATCTTTAGAACGTGCTAAGTTAGCTATGTTAAAAGCAGAAGGTATAGAGATTAGAACATTATCTGAATCAGAAGGAGGAGGTACAGTATACGCTGGTAGACGTACCTTTGCACAAATATCTTCTGATGGAGAAGTACTTGACCTTATTAATATGGGTACAAGTTCTAGACCCGGAGCAAAAGCAGCATTTGAAAAAGCACGTAAGTTTGAAACTATGGAAGAAGCTATAGAAAATGGATATAGATATATACCAGATGAAGAAGCATTAAGAATTAATATAGAAGCAGCATACAATAGAGTTGCATATCAAAGACATATGCAATATATATTAGATAATGTTGTTACTACACGTACTGGTGCTGCTCCTGAAAAATTAAGATTTGCTAGAGATGTAGCTTCTGAAAGATTAAGTAGAGTAAAGGCTTTATTAAAACAGTTACATCAAACTAAACGTGGAGAGAATATACACCCATCTACATTACGTTCACTTAAAAATGCATTCCCAGAATTAGGTGGCAGACTAGATACTATATCTAAATTAACTTTACAAGATTTAATAGAAGCTGGGAAAAAAGCTAGAAATCAACCTATTAGTATGAAACCTAAAAAAGAAACTATCCGAAAAATATTTAATGAAAGATTAAAATTAGAAACTCAAATAAAAGCATTAGATGAACAAGGATTAGAAGTTCCTCCAGATTTAATTAATGAATTAAATAAACAAAAAAGAAAACATTGGTGGCACAACATGGCTTTTGAAAAGGCATGGGAAAGCTATAGAGCAGGTAATGGGTTTATATATACATTTGAATTATCTGCAAAATCTATTTTAATGGAACCTCGTGTTGGATTAATAGATGAACTAATTGATATAGTACAAGGAACTACTATTCCCGGAACTAGAAGAAAACGTGGAGGAATACTACAAGACCTTAATAAAAAAGCAGCTGAAACTCAACAAGCATTTACTAAAGCAAAAGAAGAAGCTACACAATTACAACGTGGTGAAGGAATATTTAGAGATGCTCCTGCATATACTGGTCGTATATTCACTAAAGATCAACCTGTATCTTTAGGTGGTATGAATGGTCAAGATGTTAGCAATATGTTAACTAGACAAATTATCGGTAAGACTGAAGGTTATGAAGGTGCGTTTGCAAATGTATTAAAGGCTACTAGAGTATTTAATGCTGCTACAAGATTCTTTACATTAGGAGCAGATGCATCTCCATTCTTAATCCATTTAATATTTTTGTGGGGAGAATCAGCTACTAATCCTAAATTAATGGCAAACGTAATGAAAGGATTTGTATCAGCTTTATTTAGTCCTACATATCACGCAAAACTTATTGATGATAATGCTGAGCTACTTGCAAAATATCCTGATGTGTTAGTAGGAAGTGGGGGAAGATTTGAAACAACAGAATATTTTAATATGATTAAACAATCTGGTTTAAATAAATATAAACCTTTTCGTATAGGAAGAAAGATTATAGAAGCTCCATATATTCCAGCACAAAGAGCATTTGAATCTGTAATAGATAGTGCAGGTATACAATTATTAAAAATGTTTGATCATTTAGGTGTAGATGCTAAATCTATACGTGAAATATCTGATTTTACTAACAATATAAGAGGTGTATCTTCAACTAAAAGAATAGGTGTATCTTCAAATCAAAAACAATGGGAACAACAATTAATGTTAGCTCCTTCTTACAATAGAGCAATAGCTGCATTGTTGTCAGATTTGGTTAAACCATCTAAAAATATGCGTGACTTTACTCCCGGGATTTCTACTAATGGAGACTTACGTATACAGTTAACTAGAAGAGCATTAAATCGTGGAATAACAGCAATAGCATTGTTAGTTGTAGCTGCTAATATGGCACAAGATATGTCTTTTGAAGATATTGTAGAACAAAGATTAAATCCTAATAGTCCCGGATTCTTAGGAGTAAACATAGGTGGTACTGAAATTGCTATTGGTAGTAAAGTTGTATCTATAATTAAGTTTTCAACACGAATGGCAGTAGCTACATATGAAGGAAATTCAGAAGAATTTATTCCACAAAGTATGTCAGAGTTAGGAGCACCTCTTCAATTTATTAGAGGTAATTTAAGTTTTGGTGCTCAATCAGCTACAACAATTCTTACTGGTAGAACTTATATGGGAGATAGAATATATCACGAAGGTATATGGGATACTGCAAAAGCATTTGGTAAGCACGTATTTCCCGGCCCATTCTCAGGGCCTATATGGGCACAGTCTGTTATGTTTGAAGGTGGTAGTGTCACAGATAAAGGAACAAGAGGTGTAGTAGAATCTGTTGGCGGTAGAGCTTATCCAGAAGGTTCGTATCAAATACTAAGAGAATTTACAAAAAATAATTTAGATATGGATTATGCAGATTTAGAACCTTTTGAGAAAAGAATTATAAGAACATTATTAGAACCTCAATTAACTCCATTACAAATGGAACGTATTGAACAAGGTGATAATACTGCAGGATATTGGGCAGCTGTAGAAGATTTAGATGCTATACGATTTGCACAAGAAGAATCTATATTACTTAAATACCAACAAAGGACAGGTAAATATGCAGAAGGTGGTATCTCTGCATTAAGACAAGATTTTTATGCTATACAAGAAAATTATGCTCAACATAAAGCATTGTTAAATCAACAATATGATATGTTTCAAGATGATGTAGAGTATGATGAGGATTCTTCAGAACAATTTGTAATGTCTCAATGGTATGCATTATATGAAAAAGCAACTGATCCTCAAACAGGATTATTAAACTACGATAAATTACAAGCATTACAAGGTAAATTTTGGAATGAAACATTACCTAATGGAGATTCATATAGAAATTATTTTGCTTATATACGTAGAAATATTTCTAGCACAATACATCCAGAAGAGTTCGCAAGAGTTTTAAGTCCAGAAACTGTACAAACTATGAATTTATCAGCTGAAGCACGAATAGATTTATTAAATAGTAGACCCGGTTGGGCACAAGCATTTGACAAATACGGATATAAATTAGAAGATTTCTCTATATGGAAATAAAAATAATATAATCTGGAGTTATTATATGGTTACAGAAAATACAAATGACAGTCCAAATTTTAGTAATTTTGAAAATATAGAAACTACTGAAGTTACAGAAACTGTAGAAGAAGCTGCCCCTGTAGAACAGAATGCACCAGCACCTGCAGATGATAGTCCTGCACCTACTGCTGATGCCACTACTACACCACAGGTTACGCCAACTCCTACAATTCCTAATACTGATGTTGCTCAAGTGGAACAACAGCTTGCTGAAATGCGAAAAGAACAAGCTAAAATGGAACACGAGAGACAAATTCGGAATCTTGAACAAGAAGCCTTAGACATGGAGAGAAAGTTAATTGATGAAGGCCAAGCTCCGGCAGAAGCTAGAAATCAAACAATGACTCATCTTCAAGGTAAGGTTCAAAAGATAGAAACTGAAGCAAAACAAAAGCAGCAAATAGAAGTTGCTCAAGCCAAAAGGAATGCCTCTGTACATTTTGCAAAAAAGTATAGTTTAGGTATAGATGATCTCACAGAATTAGAAAGGGCTAATAACCCTGACGAGATGGAAGCTATAGCTAAAACAAAATCTACTATTGCAAAACAACAAAGAGAAATAGAGGAATTAAAAAAAGCTCAGGCTCAACCCCAGAGTTTTGATAGTAATTCTCCTACTGCTACTGCTGGTACAAACCCTAACCAGAAATGGATAGATGCGTATCAAGCAGGAGATCGTTCCCCTGAAGCAACTGCTGCTGTAAGAAAACTATTACAATAAATAATTAGGTAGGAGGGCTATCATGGCTCAAACAGCAACAACTGGGAATTTAGATAGTGCCCAGAAAATAATAATAAATACTTCTAGATATACAGAAGAACATAATGCACCAGCTATGGCACTTATAGAACAATTTAGTTTGCCTAAAGGTGCAAAACAAGTAACTGTTCCTAAAGTCGGACAGATGGAAATGTCAGACTTAGTAGATGGTGTTGACATCATTGATGATGAAGATATCAAAATGACAACTGTAGATTTAACTTCTAGCGAGGTTGGTTCTAAAGTTATTCTTACTGATAAACTTCTTCGTCAAATGGCTGACAATGTATTTGCTATGATTGGGCGACAGATGGGTGACGCAATGGCTAGAAAGAAAGATACTGATGTTCTAGCTCTTTATACAAACTTAAATGGTGGTACTAAACTAGGTGCTGCTACTAAGTTTATGAAAGCTACAAACGTACAAGCATGTATATCTTTTGCAAAAGCAAACAAGTTTGGTAGCCAACTGTACATACTTCATCATCCAAATGCAGTAGCATATCTTTCTAAAGAAGCAGCTACTGTAGCTTCTACTGCATCTGCCTCAATACCTGATGGGTTTACAGCAGATTTACTTTCAAACTTCTTTAGTGGTCTACGACCATTTAATGGTGTTCCAATCTTTGAAGATGGTAATATTGTTGAAGATTCTTCTGGAGATGGTATTGGAGTAATAGCAGATAAAGGTGCAATGGCTGTACTTAACTCTGTAGAAACTAGAACAGAACGACAAAGAGATGCTTCCCTTAGAGCTACAGAAGTAATCATGACTTCCGATTACGGAGTCTTTGAACTTGATGATAGTAAAGGGGCTGGTATTACATTTGACGTAGCAGACTTAGCAACAAATAACTAGGAGTGAGTTATGGTAGAAATGACTAAACGGAATCAGCAAAAACAAGAATTAATTTCTTCAGGATTTTCAGCACAATATGTTGATGAATGGCCTCCTAAAACTAGGTTATATAGGCATAAGCCTTCTTATAATTCAGCTGGTGAAATTACTGATGAGATAGGTACTTCTATGGGTAATGTACCCGGTAGTCCTGATTATGTTTTAGCTAAGAGGAAGATTGGTTTATTTCCATGGCCACCTAGTAATGAGTGCGAATGTCGTTGGTGCACAGAACGTGCGAGTGAAGAGTTATCGTCTGATACTTGTAGTCAATGTGACTTTCAAGCTAAGGGGGAAACTCCACAGGCGATAGCTTCTTCATTACGTATGCATATGCAACATAGACACAAAGAAGAATAAAAATATTTAGAGTAACTGTACCGATACTCCGAGGTTACTTTAAATATATATATATATATCGGAGTATCGCAGGACATAGAGCCTGTTAGTATAAACCTTAAGGAGGTTTAATATGGCATTTCCAGTAGCCGTACAAGGCAGTCCCGGAATGGATAAAGCGTCTACTTCTGGTAAGAAGCACAGACTTGGGACTAAAATGGAGTTTCCAGATGGTAGAGTTTTCTACTATGGTAAAGCAGGTGAAGCAGTCACAGCAGGTAAAGTTGCTATGATGAAAACACCTAACGCTGACCACATTAAAGACTTGGCTGTAGCTGCTGCAGCTGCTGTTGGAGCAACACAGATTACTGTAACCAATGGTGGATCAACAGCTGTTACAGGTTCAGGTAAATTCACAGGTGATTTTGCAACAGATGGTGACCTAGTAGATGGTTATGTATTTGTTAATGATGCTGCAGGTGAAGGACAAGTATGGCAGATAAGAGATCACTCTACTGCTGCTACAGGTGCAACTATTACTATAGATTTCCATGATAGCGATTCTGTAAGAACAGCTCTTACTACTTCTTCTGAGGTTGGTATTGCTGTAAGTCCTTACAGTTCAGTTGAAGTATGGGATGTAAATGATATTGACGGAATAGTAGTAGGTGTTCCAACTTGTGACCAGACATCTGGTTACTATGGTTGGTATCAAGTTAAAGGGCCTGCTGCTGTACTTACTAACGGAACAGTAGTATTAGGTAAGAATGTTATGACTGGTTCTACTACAGATGGTACAGTAGATGTTATGGCTGACGACTCTAGTGCTGAGTTCTTGATTGGTGGAGTTATGCACGTAGGTGCTACTACTGAATATTCATTAGTAGATTTAAACATACGAAGCTAACCGAATGACAGAGTTATGGACTCCTCAAGGTTCTCAGTTAACCAACACGTCTGTTGGAGGATTTAATAAAGTAACTGGAGAGTCCATAACTTTATATACATTTAGTTTTAGTGATCCAGAATCAGGACAATCTACTACAGCTATAGTGCCAGCTGATCCAAGTATGTCTACTGCACATATAGAAGACATGGCAGCTCAAGCATTAGAACAATGGTTAGAAGATGTTCGGTTTAAATCTAGAGGTAAAATACCTACAGATGAAGAACGTAAAGATATTGGAAAACAAATAAATGAATTTAAGAAATACGCTGCAAAGCGTAGAGAAAGTACAAATAACAAAGTATATTATTCTGGAGTAAGTTTTGACAAGTGAAAATATAACACCAAATCTTGATGATATTAATACAGTATTTAGTAATAATCCTAATGCTGCACAACAATTACATATTGTTACATTAGAAAGATTATTAAAAGAACAACAGGAACAAAACGCAGAGCTACAAGCAAAGTGTGATTCTTGTAAAAGTGAGAAGAAATCTAAAACATAACAAGGAGTGAGCCTTGGTTATACAAAAAAGAACTAGAAAACAAATAAGAGAATCTATTGGATATAACCTAGGAGCTATTAAAGTTGGCACAGCTTATGATGCAGGTTCAACTACTACCCTTATAGATGCCATTGGATTTGAAGGTGGTGACGATAACTATAATGGTAAGTATGCAGTTGTAGCAGATGTTACTGATAGTAACAATACAGAAACTAGACGTATAAGCGACTATACAGAGTCAGCTTATAGAGCAACTTTATATCCTGCTTTATCATTTTCTACTGCAGCTGGTGATACATACGAAATATGGGACAGAAATTATCATCCTGATACTATTAATGAGTTTATTAACCAAGCAATCCTTGATGTTACAGGACAAGTATACGATCCATTAGAAAGTTTGAGTATACACTCAAACGGATATAACTCACGATTTGATTTACCTAGTAATTTTTCTATGGTAAATAAAATACAGATTAGAGATCAGGTGCAACAGAAAAGTATTCATCCTTGTGACGCTGCATTTGATGAAACTATAGACTCTGATATTACTGTAGCTACAGATTCTAAAGATAGGAAACAAGGCAATGCTAATAAATTTACTATTGCTGCAGGAGCTAGTGCTGGTGACATAGCAACTGATTCTATTACTAGTTTAGATATTAGTAGATATGATTACCTAGAGTGTTGGGTTAAGAGTACTGTTGCCACTTCTGCTGGTAACCTGAAAATATTACTTGATGATACAGCCTCCTGTGCGTCTCCAATAGAGACGTTATCTATCCCTGCCCTATCAGCAGACACATGGACTTATGTACGTATCTCTCTGTCTAGCCCAGAGCTTGATACAGCAATTATATCTGTAGGGTTAGAGTATGATGCAGATATAGGAGCTTGTGTTGTATGGCTTGATGATATTAAAGCAGTAGCTAATGATACTATTACTTGGAAAAATGTTCCAAATAATTTGTGGAGAATAGATAAAGCAGCACAAGATATAGTATTTACTACTGATGGTGTAGATTTTATAGGCTACAACTTATTAAAGATTACAGGTGGAGATAAACCTGCTTTATTAACTAGCGATACTGCAACGTGTGAAATAGATGATGGATATGTTATTAATAAAGCTACGTCTTTAGCATTATCATCTAACTCTGGTAGCCCAGCTACTGACCCGGATGCTAACAGACAACAAGCTGCATTTTATTATGGTATGTCTGAACAGAATAAACGTGCTTTCCCAATGTTAACTAATGTAAGGACTGCATCTTAATGGCTACTAAAGTAATAGAAGAAAATGAAGTAGTTATTAATGGGGTTTATTACCCTACTACTAGACCTATACAAGCTGTATTAGCATCACTATATCCTCCTAAAGTTACTATTGGAGATACAACTAGAGACTCACAAACAAGAGCATCTGTTATATCTTGGGCTGATTGGAGAGGTGGATTAGGTACAGAACGTATGGAAGGTAGTGTAGATGTAGACAAAGCATGGTGGTCTACAGCACAGCTTAGATACAAACGACATTTAGTTTTACCTGAATTAACTACAGCTACTGCTGCAGTATCTAGTTATAGTGGTTCTGCATCTTCTGCACAGTTAGGAGAATATAGTAACGAAGTATATGTTGCTATGAATGAAACAGTATTTAAATATTCTAGTGCTGCTGATAGCTGGGGTTCTGCATTAAGAACTTTAGCAACTGATTGTACAGATATTTTAACTATTAGATTGTCAGATGTAACTTATATTATATTTGCATATACATCTGGATTTGATTATTACAATGGTAGTTCATGGGCAACTAATACTAAAGATGTTAAGTATCTAGCATGGTGGAATGATAAGTTATGGGGTATAGATAATACAGGACAGCTTTGGTATGCAGCTACTCCTAATGCTACACCTACAGATGATGCACAGTTACCTTTACCTGATGGATATGTAACAGATTTATTTATAGCTAGAGATGCAGGTGGTAATTTAATTTTATATGCTGCAACTAAAGTAGGTTTATTTGCACATGATGCTACTAATGCTAGATGGATAGAAACAGAAGTAGCATTTCCTTTTCATGAGTTTAATGGTTCAGGAACTAAAAGATGGAGAGACTCAGTATACATACCATCTGGTCAAGGTATATATAAATATATTAATGGTAGTAATAATGCTGTTATAACTACAGTTGGCCCTGATAAAGATGATGGATTACCTTCTGATGAAAGAGGAACTATTAAAAAGTTAGATGCATCTCATAATGAATTGTTTGCTATGGTAGATTCGGCAGCAACTAATGAGTCTGGTATATCTAATACAACTACAATGCCCGGTTATCAATGGAGCTCAACTGTACATGGGCATGGTTCTCCTGTTATTGAAGCATCTAGTGGACTAAGTGCTATATATGGATGGAATGAAGTAGGCTGGCAAACTAAATGGAAAGCTACAGAGAATGGACAGGGAGTATTAGATACCTTAGTTAGTAATGCTCATGATGAATATAGATTGTGGTGGGTATTTAATAACAGAATTTATTTTATTAAGTTAAGTGCAGATATTATTAACCCATCTCAAGTAGCAAACTTTGAGTATGGTGAAACAGCAACACATGAAACCCCTTGGTTTGATGCAGGGCAAGTAGAAGTAGATAAGTTAGCATTAACTCTTAAAATAGAAGCATCTGGATTATCTTCAGGTTCTACTGCAACTGACCACGAGTTAATAGATTTGTCTTATGCAATTGATTATTCAACTAGCTATACATCATTAGGTCGTGTTGATTCTACCACTGTAGGTGCAGCACAAGGAATTAAAACATATTACTTTGGAGATAGTGCTTCTGTTTTAAATGGAGTTTCTTTTAGATCAATTAAATTTAAAATGGATTTAGCACGTACAGCAGGTATAGCTAATAAATTAAAGACTCCTGATTTAATATCTACTACGTTTGCGTTTCGTAAAAAGTTAGATGTTAAATGGGGACATACTGTTACTGTAGATTTTTCTAAAGATTATAAAGGTAATACCCCAATGCAGTTACGGGCTAATCTAGTAACAGCTATAGAAACTCAACAACTAATTGACTTTACATTTAGAGATGATAGTGGTGGTACACGTAATTACTATGTAGATATAGCATCTGCATCTGGTTTGGAATATACAGGATATGATGAGAGAGGGCAGTCACAAGTACTGTTAGTAGAGCCATGACAACTCAAACTATTCCTGAAATGCCAGCAACTTGGGAAGGGTCTTACCCTGAATGGGTTACTTATATTACATTAATTAATTTAGGAAAAATAGTTGACGAAGATTTTACTTATCAATCACCATTGATGGGTGGTAGGTTAGATAAAGGTGGGAGTGTTATAGACTTTATGTTTAAAAATCCTCCAGACCTAGCTATTAATGTACAAGGTAACTATTATCACTATGGTATGGGAGTAGAAACAAAGACTAGAGATATACTTGCTAGAGTACAATTAGCATCATTGGGTATAATACTAATATTTATAGATGAAGATATGTTAGAAGAAAATGCAACATACTATATACAAGAAGCACTAAGATACCGAGATCATTCTAGATTAGGGAGTAGAGGATTATAATGGCTATTAACCTTGCAGGATTTTTATATTCAGATAATGGTACAGCAGTACAAAGTGCTGATGTTACGTTAGTAGATAGTGGTGGTAGTAGTGAAGCAACTACTACGACTAATAGCTCTGGCTATTGGTCATTTGCTGAAGCTGATGAAGACATATACGATATCCAAATTACTTCTGGTTCTCAAGTCAGACGTATCAAAGGATTAGACAAGATTAGTATTTCAGAAATAGATGTACGTAATGGTGCAGCTGCAACTACTGGAGCATTTACATTTACTAATACAACTAATGCTGTAGCTAACAGAGTAGGTACATTTAGAAATTTAAATTCTACTAGAGCTGATGGAGATGAAATATATATATCTTTTAATTTGCAAAATGATGCAGGAGAAGATACAGAATTTGCTCGTATAACAGCAGAAGCAGTTGATGTATCTAATGGTGCAGAAGATGGCCAATTAAGATTTGGTGTTGCTAAAACTGATGGCACTATAACTGATGTATTTACTATTAATTCAACTACAGGTGGTGTTACAGATATGACAATGGATGTATCAGGAGATATAAATCTTGATGCAGATGGCGGAGATGTATTCTTTAAAGATGGTGGTACTACCTTTGGATCAGCTACTAACAATAGTGGTAACTTAATAATTAAATCAGGTACTACAACAGCATTAACATTTTCTGGTGCTGATGTATCTGTTGCAGGTGATCTTACTATTAGTGGAGATGACTTGAAGATGGCTACTAATACAGATACTTATATATTAGTAGCAGATGGTACGAGTTATAATCCTGTAGCTATATCAGGAGATGTAACAATAGCAAATAATGGAGCTGTTACTATAGCTAATACTGCTGTAGAAACAGCAATGATAGCAGCAGATGCAATTACAGCTGCCAAAATAGCTGATGATGCTATTGATAGTGAACACTATACTGACGGCTCTATCGACAATGCTCATAT